AACAAAGCACTAACCATTCAAGCAAACGCTGTGCAGAAACATGGTGGTATGGTAGACAAGTATATTGGCGATGCAATGATGGCAATTTTTAATGCACCTATGGACTTAGATAACCATGAGGACAGAGCAGTAAAAACAGCTCTTGAAATAAAGAAGAATATGCAAGAAGCAGACTTAGGAATTGAGATTGGTATAGGAATAAATACAGGCGAAGCTGTAATAGGAAATATGGGAAGTGATACACGTTTTGATTATACTGCCATAGGTGATGCTGTTAATTTAGCAGCTAGGTTAGAGTCTTCTACTAAAGAAGTAGGAGAAGATATAGTCATAGGATACACCACAGCTTTGAACTGTGATATACCTATGAAATATTTAGACCCTATAAAAGTTAAAGGTAAGAAAGACGAGATAATTATTTATACTATAAATTAGTTAAAACTTTATTAACTGCTTTTTGTACATACTTTGGTAATATGTCTGTTTCGTTTATTGGGTATATCTCTACAAAGTCACAACCATCTTCGTAAGTTATTTGTATTTCAAATACAAATCCTTCCTCGTCTTTATTATCTATAAAGTCTTTTAAAGCATCACGCCATTTATTTAAGTTACGATGCCAAACATTTTCACCATACTCAGTGTTAATATAAAATTCATACATCATATTTTTATAAGCCTCAACTCGTTATATTAAAAACTCATTATAGCATAACTAAAAATAAATGTCAATCCCCTTATTGAAAGCCTTTAAGTTGTTTTTGAAAGTAGTCGTGTAGTACACCTAATTTATCTTTACCGTGTCTTAGTATAGTCCTTATCAATAGTCTATCATCTTGAGGTATTACCTCGTCAACCATATTCTCAGGTAGTGTACTAAACTCAGATACAATTTTGTTGTCTCTGGTAAGTAGTATTTTAAAGCTTACTAAGTTAGCTTCGTCTTTGTTAATCATTTGTTTCCTTTAAGTTTGCAAAGTTAATGTTGTCTTGTCTACCACGTAGTCCTGCTTTCATATAAGTAGTGGCTCTTCCTTCAAAGAAGTTCTGATGTTCAACACCCATAACCTCGTCAATCCAACCAAGAGGATTTTCTCTTTGGTCGTAGTTAGTTTTTAATCCTAGTTGTAATAATCTTCTATCAGCAATGTATCTGTTGTAAGCATACATATCTTTCTTTGTAAGACCCTGTAGGTCTCCCATCTCAAACACTAAATCTAAGAACTTATCTTCAAGCTCTACCATCTCTCTACATATCTGATATAGCTCTGCTTTAAAATCGTCAGTCCATATCTCTATGTTCTCTTGTATAAACTCTCTAAACAATTTAGTCATAGCTTCAACGTGCATTGACTCATCTCTTATAGAGTAAGTAACAATCTGTCCCATACCTTTCATCTTACCAAACCTAGGAAAGTTAAGGAGGATAGCAAAGCTACTAAAGAGTTGTAGTCCTTCTGTAAAAGCTGAGTAAACTGCTAGTGTTTTAGCTATAGTTTTCTTATCAGACTTGAGTGGTTTAAAAGTACCTACATAATCATGCTTGTCTGCCATCTCTTCATACTCTGAGAAAGCTTTGTATTCTATTTCAGGCATACCGACTGTATCAAGGAGTAAGCTGTAGGCATCTTGATGTATTGATTCCATGTTAGCAAAAGAACTCATCATCATTCTTGCTTCAGGTTTTTTAAAGATAGGCATGTACTTATCAATGTAGCCAGAAGCTACGTCAACATCTGATTGAGTAAACAATCTAAATATCTGTGTAAGTAAATGTTTTTCTTCAGGGTTTATATCCTGCCAATCTTTTACATCTGTGTGTAGTGGTACAGACTCAGGCATCCAGTGCATTTGGTTCTGTAGTTTGTAATACTCATACATCCACGGGTATTCAAACGGTTTGTAGTAATCTCTAGTTTTTAATAAGCTCATATCTCTTCCTTTGGTGTATATATTATTACGAATGAATTACATGTAGGACAACTTAAATTAGTTTCCATTATGTAATCCTCATTTTCTTCTTCTATGTCATGGTCGCCACCCCATATTAATTCACTGTTGCAGTTATAACAATTCATATCATCCCTCGCACGATATACATTCCACTTCATCTAATTTAATTCGTGAAACTTTGGTGTTTACATTCTCTACGTTACGAGCTGCATTAGTTCTAAAGTAATACAGAGATTTTAATTTGTTCATACCATACCAGTGTACATCACTAACGTATTGCATGTACTCATCGTGTACCTCTTGAGGCTCTGTTGATTTAGGTATAGTAAAGAATAAGTTTACAGACTGTGCTTGACAAATAAACTCTTGTCGTTTGGAGGCGTGTTCTACAATCCATATCTGGTCTAACTCATTAGCTGTTTTAAAGATTTCTTTTTCATCAACATCTAACATATCTAAATGCTGTACTGAACCTTCGTTAGCTGTAATGTCTTTCCAAATCTGTTCTAGTTCTTTTCCTTTTATTCCTTTAGACTTTAAAAGTTTTTCTAAATATTTATTTTTAACTTGGTAGCTTCCGGATAAAGTTTTGTGAGTATAGCAGTTAGCCCTGTAAGGCTCAATACTAGGAGAAGTCCCACTACAGATGATGCCACTACTAGCATTAGGAGCAATAGCAAGGAGGTTAGCATTACGCTTACCACTGCCATGAATGTCAGGAGCTTCACCCCTTTCAGTAGCAAGTTCTTGAGTTGCTGCTTTTGCTTTTGTTTTGATGTAAGTAAATGCTTTGTGATTGAAGCCAGTTGCAAAGATGCCCTCAAAAGGTATTCCCCTAGACTGGAGATAAGCGTGGAAACCCATAGCACCGAGACCGAGACTGCGTTCTCTATACGCTGAGTAGGCAGATTTTGCATAACCCTCTTGACCCTCCCTAACATATTTTTGAAATCTTTTAAAATTTGCACTGTACTCTCCTAGTTGTGTTGTATCTATAGCGTTGTCAATGTAGTGTTGTAAAACATTGTCAAGCATGGTTATTAAATCTTGTATGAACATATCTTCTTTAGACCAATCATCAAAGTGTTCTAAGTTGACAGAAGATAAACAACACACGGCTGTTCGTTCTTCATTGGTAGGTAGGGTAATCTCTGAGCATAAATTACTTTGTCTAATTTTTAATCCTAAATCTTTTTGTTGTTTAGGTAGGGCTTTGTTACATGTGTCTATGTTAATCATGTAAGGTTCTCCTGTCTCTGCTCTTGCATGTATAATCTGCCACCATAAATCTCTAGCGTTTACTATCTTAACAGCCTCATTAGTTTTAGGGTCTATTAATCTCCAGTCCTCATCTTTCTCTACAGCCTGTAAGAATGTGTTAGTTATGTTGACACCATTATGAAGATTAAGATTCTTTCTGTTTATATCTCCACCAGATTCTTTACGCATGTTTATAAACTCTTCAATCTCCGGATGGCTAATATCCATGTAAGCAGCATAGCTACCACGTCTTGTAGTGCCTTGATTAAAGGCTAACATCTGAGAATCAACTACGTGCATGAAAGGAATTGAACCAGTAGAACGACTGCCATGAGCAGTAGATATACCATTACTTCTAATATCTCCCCAAAATCCACCAATGCCTCCACCTGCACTTGCCAACCATATATTCTCGTCATAGTGAGCAGATAACCCACTCCTACTATCAGGAACATAATTAAGAAAGCAACTGATAGGAAGCCCACGAGTTGTTCCCCCGTTGCTAAGTATAGGAGTGCTGAACATGAACCAACGGTGGGAACTGTAGTCATAAAGTCTTTGAGCAAGTTCAAAATCTGTTTCACCTTTGAAGGTTGCTCCGAAGACGGAGGCTCTTGCGAATGCTTCTTGTGCATGTGTTTCGTTCTCCCAAAAATATCTATCTTTTAACGTGTCAAGACTAAACTTGTCAAATGTTTTTTCTCTTTCATAATCTATTTCAATTCCTAAATAAGTTTTAGTTCCTACCTTATCTTCAATCATTTTCTATGTCCTGTAAATGTATAGCCATTATAGCATAGTGTATTATTTTTAATAGGTCTGTTTGGTTCTTAGCTTCCATAGTTTCAGGGTCAGGTTTTTTACCGTACCTCATAGCATACTTTATAATGTTACCTATGCAGAAACCATCACCGTGTCCGTTATCAAAGATAACATCAGTTGCTTGGTACTCTCCGTAAGCATAGTGTTGTTCATAAGTTCCATCAACATATCTTTTAATTTGTTCTAATGTTTCATCTTCATTAAATTTATAGTTCATCGTTTCTCCAAGTGTCAGGTAAAGTATCTTCACTATACCATATAAAATTATTGGTCTCTGCCCATTCAGCATGAGTTCTTTTTGTGCCGTCTTTTCTTTTCTTTGCTTGAGGCATAGGAGAATAAGGTTTCTGAAATAAGAAGACTAACTCATAGTCTTTAGGTAAAGCTGTGCGTATATGTATGTACTTACTATACTCTGCATAGTCCCAGAACCTACCTTTAGCTTCAAGCAATATAGTTTTATTATCTATTAACTTAACAAAGTCCGGTTCATACTTATGCTTAACAACATAGGAGATGTTATCCCAATGATGCTTCCACTCTTGAAGTATTGTTTGATGTAGGGTAGCTTCCCACATACTATCATATCCTTTTGGGACATTTGTCTTCTTTGGTCTAGGCTTTCTTGGTACTCTTCTAGGCATTAAGTTCTTCTAAAGTTACATCAGGATTTCTTTTAACTTTTTTATAGAACCACCTAATACTATAAGCACTTATCATAAATTTATTGTTAGCAAAGATATGTGTTTGTTCAGGTAAAAATTCATGTAAGTTTTTTTTATTAATCCTTGTAGCATCTTCTCCTTCAGGAGTTAGTTCTCTTATCCAATCTATTAATAACTTCTCTGCTTTACGTCTTAGTAATTTAGACTTTTTCTGGCTCATAATTTTTTACCAATTTCCAATAAGTTAAAATGCTGTTAAACATTTCTGTGTGTTTTACTTGAGAGTCTTCGTCCCAAACATGACAAGCTATAAGGCTTGTATCTTTTCTATCAACAAAGATAGATACTCTTTGAACATCATCAAAGCCACAGCCTTGTGCGTAAGCAGACAACTGCATACCATGTTCATCGTATACTAATTTAGTAGGGTCTTTACCTTCTAAGTTATCTTTAGTTTTAAAGTCAACAAAGATACCAGACTTAGAATATAAATCTATCTTACCACCATAACCTAAGTCAGCACAGAAGGAAGCTTCAGCTATCCATTCTTCATCTGGAAACTTCTCATCTAAGAACTTTTTAATTACTTCGTAAGGTTCACTAGTGCCTTCACCTAAGAATCCTTGTTCAATCAAAGCGTGTATCTCTGTACCTTTCTTAGCAGCTTCTTGTCCTAGTTTCTTAGAGTCTAGCTTACATCTATAAGCAAACTCTTCTATTGATTCTAAATCATTCTTCTCTAAGGTAAGAGCAGAGTTAAGTGCTTGATTGATTTTCCAATTCTCTAACTGAGGTTTAGCTATCATACCTAGTACTGTAGTTACAGAGGGTACTAGTTGTTCTTTCCTTGCATCTCTAAGTGTGGTGTTTCTTTCTTTACCGTTAGCACCAATGACAGTATACATTGGCTCACCTTCTTGAGTGTACCAATGACCTGATTCTGATGTATTTTTCTTAGCCGACAATTTATTATATACATCTTGAGAGGATGTGTCAAGTGTTTTCTTATTTTTTTCCATCTTCTGAGTCCTTAAATGCTTTTATTACATCTGATGAGAATAATTTCTGTAAGTTTACTAAGTACATTTTACTTGCGTTGTGGTCTCCACCTGCTACAGTTTTAAATGTATCAAGCTTATCAACTATAGTTCTAAGCACATCTGTTTTAAATACAAGAGTACAGAACTCGTTGTCTCCTACACATAAGTTATGAAACCAATAGTCTGATTCAGTTGCTCTAATACCAGATGGTTTGTTCCATGACTCATACTCTATACATATGTTACCTGTCTTCATCCACATACCTTTCTCTGATTTAACTTCTATCTTCTTACCAGTTAGCATATCCTTTATTTTATCTTCTCTTATCTCTCCATACTCTAGGTCAATGTCAAACTTCTTTCTATCTTCTTTATTTGGTTTCACTGTAAATCCTCCTGTGGTTTAAAATATTTTATAATAAAATTTTCTATATTACTTGCTTGATAAAACTTTTCACTAGGAGTTCCATCAACATATATACTTCTCCATTTTCCGTTACCTATAATATATTCAAAAGAATATCTTCTTCTATTACCCTTACCATCTTTTCTAGGTACAGGTTTTGTAGTTAAAGTAACTGTATCTTTTTTTATTTTGTATTCTATTTTATTATCTTTTAAAATTGTTTCTACATTTTCAATCTTCTCTTCAACCGGTTTAAATTTTTCCTCAGTTAGTAAAAATCTATTAATAAAATCTTTAATGTTTTTAGATGAATAATGTTTTACTGGGTATTTGTTTTTCTTAATAGGAGACCATCTTCCTGTAGTACTATAATAAGAATATTTAGTTCCGTTGAAGTATACCCAGAACATAGTTGAACCTGCTCCTTCTGTTAGTTCATATTTAATATTTTTATCTTCTAAAAATTTACTAACCTGTTCTACAGTTTCATTTGTGTCGTGTTTAAAAATTACTTCTCCTTTTGAATTAACTCTATCAAATCTCCAATCGTATTCTTTAATGGGTTTCACTCCAATTATCTCCTATCTTGTATTCACCATCCAAAGGACAGCGAAGATTAAAATGTGTTCCTGATTTTATTATACTCTCTACTGCTAACTCACCAACAAAATTAGCTTGAGTATCTTTTACTTCTATCTGCCATTCATCATGTATGTTGGCTACAAACTTGTACTGTATAGAATTTAATTTTAACAAGTCATCTAAAAGAATAAGTGCTTTCTTCATAACAATAGCACCTGCTCCCTGTAACAAAGTGTTCAATGCTGAGTGTTGGTTACGTACATACAGCTTCCTACCGTCTAACCCTTTGAGATATTTTTTTGCTGAAGCTCTTTGTACTCTGTCTCTAAGAGATTTAAATGTAGGTTTATTATCAAAGAAATATTGTCTAGCTCTTTTACCATCTGCTGTACTTCCTCCAACCACTTTACCAAGCTTCTCATCTCCTGCTCCGTACATGAGTGCATAGATAAATGTCTTTGCCTTATCTCTAGATTCAAGCTTTGCAAGTTCTTGATTTGCTGTGTGGATATCTCCGTTGAGTATTTCATTTGTGTATTCCTCGTCATTCATATAGTGTGCCAACATTCTAATCTCCAGACCAGAGGCATCAACACCTAGTAAAACATTATTATCTTCAACAATCCAACAAGCTCTACATTCTTTTCCGTAAGCACTATGAGAGCTAGGAACTTGAGCCATGTTAGGATTTCTGTGTGTCATTCTGCCGGTGATAGCACCGTTAGGTATCACGAAACCATGTACCCTGCCGTCATCTTCAGTAGCTTCAATCCAAGAATCAATCTGAGCTATACGCTTTTGAAGTAAAAGGAACTGTGCTATTAGGTTAGCTTCGTGTATGTGTGTAATAGCTGATAAAGTTTTCTCATCTACTATCGGCTGACCTGTAGGTGTAAACCTTTCAGGCTTCCATCCAAAGTCAATAAGGTATTCGCCTATTTGTTTACGCGAACCAAGATTAAACTCTTGTAATGATTGTCGCATAAAAGGATTCATGTTTTGGGTACTAATACATCTAGCGTACTCGTCATCTGTAAGACCACGCTTAGATAAATCACCATCTTTCTTTATGTAAGGTGTAACAACTTTATCATCAACCCACTTAGGTTTAAACGTGTTGTGTACCTCATCTTCTATTGATTGTTTCTTTTCTCTAAGTTCAGCAAGTAATAAGACAGCGTGTTGAGTATCAAACTTAAAGCCGTTGACCTCTTGTTGTTTAATTACCTCTGCTACATTTTGTTCTAGAGCAATAGCTTGTTTATCAAAGCCTTTGCTTTCTTTACGTAGCTCGTAGAATACTGCTAGGTTTAATTCAACATCTCTTACACAGTAGGTAAGCATGTCTTCTGAATAGTTTAAGTAGTCGCTGAAGTCTATCTTATGATAGCCTAACTTGTATCCCCACTTCTCTAAGCTATGTCCTCCTTCTCTAGCCGGATTGAATAACCTAGATAAAACAAGCGTATCTATAACCGGTATGTTAGATAGGTCAACATCACTAAACTTATGTACCATAGGTATATCAAAGCCAATGATGTTGTGTCCAATTAAAGTATCTGCTGTCGCTAGAAACTCATAACCTTCTTGTAGTTTATCAGGAGTAAATTTAAATATCTCCTTAGTATCTATATCTTGTGCAACTATACAATGTATTAGTGTTGCCTTCAGGTCATCTGTTTCTATATCAAATACTAACTGCATTAAAAAGCCTCATCTAAACTACCATCAAATTCTATGTCATCATCAGAGAGTTCAGAGAGTCTTCCTGTTTCGCTATCGTATACCACGCTACATGCCATACCAACATCACCTGTGTATCTTGATTTAAGAATACGAAGCTTAGTTGTCCTTGCTTCTTCTGGGTCAGCAGACTGTTGATTTCTTTCCAATGCTATAACACAATCGGATAGCTGTCCAATACTATTTGAACCTCTTAGATGTGATAGCGATACTTCAACACCGTTCTCATGTCCCTTGTTACCATCAACTCTACGTAAGTGTGAAACCAAAATGATTCCTGCACCTGTCTCTTCTACCAAGCTTCTAAGTCTAGTCATAATAGAATCAATGGCTCGTCTTTCATCTCCGTCATGTACAGCACTAACTAACATGTGTAAATGGTCTACTACTACCCACTTGCAGTCGCACCCTATAATCATAAAGCGAAGCTTAGTAAAGATATCATCAATGTCATTAGTACCAAAATGTGAATGAACCCACACTCTATTCTTGTTAGCACCGTCGTACAGTATATCAAACATCTTATCTAGTTCTTCTTTAGAAAACTTGTCACGTTCTTCATCAACGTATAGCCTAGCGTTAGCTTCAATAGATAAGATACCATCAATGGTACGTCTCCAATCTTCTTCCAACGCTATGATACCTACGTTATCAGTAGTGTTCTTAATAAGATGATGTTCTAATTCTCTAGTTACACTAGACTTACCAAGACCTGTACCACCTGTAAGAGTAATCAGTTCTCCTTGTCTCATACCATATAACTTTTTGTTAAGTCCTTCGTATGGATAAGGGACGCAAGGTTTTCTCTCACGGTTATTAAACTTATAACGTTGTTCAGTTACATTTATAACACCGGATGGTGTGTAAACTTTAGCTGACCACCAACATTCAACAAACTCTTTGTGTCTGTTAGAACGTAGCATATCGTTAGGGTCTTTGAAACCATTAGGTAGTGTAAGTATCTTAGCCTTGCCCGGCTTGAAAAGTCTAGCAACTTTAAGAGCTGATTCCTTTCCTGCCTTGTCATTATCAAATGCAATGATTACACTCTCAAACTCTTCAAAGAATTCTAAGCTTTCTTTAATATCTTTAACTGCACCCTGTGCACCACGCTTAATAGATACTACTGCCCACTTAGAACCAAGTAGTTCGTAAGCAGACATAGCATCACACTCGCCTTCGGTAACAGTAACATACTTACCACCTTTAAATAACTGCTGACCAAACAAGCCCGTGTCGTTGTAAGTTCCAGAGACAAAGAAGTCTTTACTCTTTACGTTACGATACTTGGTAGCTGATAGCTCATGCCCATTATAATATGGGTACAAATGCTTGACTACATTTCCTTGTAGGTCATGTACGCATTTAACTCCATACTTAGTAGCAGTTGCTTGGGTTATCTTTCTGTCTGTTAAGGCTGAAAAATGTCCCTCGTCTACCACGTCAGGTTGTTTAGTCGTTGTCGGTGTTGTTGTTGTTGCTGTTTGCATATCCTTTCCTCCACATGCGTTAGTATAACTAGGCATAAACTCTCCACAACTGAAACACTTTGCTGAATCATCTTCGTTGATTCCTACAGCATCACTGCTGTTACAAAGTGGACAGGGTTGGTGCAGTTTATCCCACGTCTTATCCATGTTAGCCCTCATTTATGCTATTAGGATTCTTCTGTTGAATCTTCTTCAGCTACGTCTTCGTCATCTCCTTCAGGCTCATCACCACTAGGTGTATCTACTACAGCTTCTTCAGCATTTTGTAGTAACAGCTCAAGATTGTTTTGATGTGTACCTGAAGCAAAGTTAAGTGCTTCAACAAGAACATTCAACGTGCCTATCTTACTGACAGACATGTTGGCATTAGCTCTTGCGTTCTCATCTTCAATCATAGCAGTATCATATACTACCTGACCATCATCTTTAGTAATAGTAATAATCATTATTAAAATTCCTCGTTATCTTCTGAAGTGCTCTCAGAATATTCAATTAAGTTAGTAACCTTTACTGCTATTAACTCAGCAAACGTACCATACTTTCCTGTGTAAGGTTTAATCTTAACAGTAATATCAGAACCGTTACCAACACTAGCGTCTAACTCGTTGCCGTCTCCGTCAACTAACTTAGGTGCTACATTAATAGTTCCATCATGCTTCTCTGCTTTTCTAGAGAAAGAGAACGCTGGTTCATCATACTTAGTCTGTCCATCTCTGGTTCTAACCTGTGATAATCCCATACCCTCTAACCTATTCGCAGTATCAACGTCAGTCAACACTACTATTCCATACTTATGTGGTTCAAACTTAGTGTTTGGTGTGCTAACATTAGCCCACATAGCTTTTCCTTCTATATACTCATACATATTACTTTCCTCCATTGGATTTAATTATGTTTAAAGATTCTATCACATCTATTTTTTAGATGCAACTCGTTTCTCTCTTCTTCTTGCGTTGTTTCTATCCTTTGTAAATTGAATAGAGGATTGCAAGTCTTCCCATAGCTCATCAAGTGCTTGTTTCTTTTGTTCTTTGTTAAGTCTTGTAGTAATTTTTATATCAGACTTCTTAGGTATCCAAGTATCCCAGTATGCTTTGTCCATGTCTGTCCATGTCCATTCTATTTCTTTATCTAGTGTTGTTGATGTGAAATATAAATTCATATAACCCTCCAGCTTTTGAAAAGGAGCTTTTACACTCCTTAAGTTTTAAATTTTTGATAAGATATAATCTAAGTCTAATTTATAATTTTTATTTATAATTTTATTTTTAGTTTTATTCCATTTCTCACCATACACATTTCCTTGCTTAGTTATCTTTGTAGTTATAAAGACAGCAGTTCCATGACCGTAATGGTTTCCACCATGTTTGATAAAAAATTTATCGTTTGTATTTATTTTCATATAGCCCTCCGACTTGTTTGAAAATGTATTATAACATATCTAATTTTGAAAGTCAAGGGGTCACTTTTAAGTGATAACCAGCACTCGAACATTATCTTTTAGAGTCACCGAACGACTGACTACCCCGAATTTAATCTAGGATTTAAATTACAAGGGAAGGTAATCGGTTTAGTTCTCATCCCATTT